ATTGCAAAAACCCTAAGGGTTTTAGTGAAAAAGCACATTGCGCGGGACGTAAAAAAAGAAGTAGGTCTAGATAGAACGTTTTGAAACTGATAGAATTAATTAACATCAGGAGGAAAGGATGAGTAAAAAGAAAGGACAAAAGCTTTGCCCAAGAGGTAAAGCAGCTGCTAAAGCTAAATTTGATGTATACCCAAGCGCTTACGCTAACGCGTACGCGAGTAAAGTATGTGCGGGTAAAGTAAAAGGTCCTGGAGGCAAGAAACAAAAAGACTTTAGAGGACCTAAACCTGCTGCAGAAGGTGCGTTTATTGAGTCTGGAGATACTTCAGGTTCAGCTATAGATGTCGATATAGATGGTATGCCTATGAGCAATCCATCTGCTGCTGCTTACTACAAAGATTTAATGTAATGAGTTTAAAGAAGTGGTTTAACGAAAATTGGGTCGATATAGGATCTCCTAAAAAAGGGGGTGGGTATAAAAAGTGTGGGCGTAAAAGTGCAAAAGGCTCAAAACGAAAATATCCAAAATGTGTACCAGCTTCAAAAGCTGCCAGAATGAGTAAAAGTCAAATTCGTTCTGCTGTAACAAGGAAGAGAAAGGCGGGTAATGTGGGACCCAAACCCACTAACGTAAAGACCATAGATAAAAAATACTATGGTGGATTAATTGATATTTAGGAGGTTTACATGGGCGCGTTATCAAAGATAGTAAAAACAGCTTTTAAAGCAAAAACAAAAAAGAAGAAGTATACAAATGATCAACTTAGAGCAGCATTTAAAAATTTGTCAGATGGTCAAATAGAGATGATGAAAAAAAGAGGGATTGATGAAGCTAAATTTGTTGCAAAATATAAAGATGCTACTGCAAAAAGCGGACCGACACTGAATATACCTGTGTCAGTTCGTAATAAAGTAATTAAATTTTTAGCTACTGTAGCAGGTGGAGCTGAGCTAGGAGCTAGAACAGAGGCAAAAAAGAACAAAAAAGCTTTAGGTGGTTTTCAAAAGCCAAAAGGTGGCAACATTGGTAATGTAGAAGCTGTCTTAGGTATAGGAAAGGGTATGGCAGGAGACGCTGCACCACAATTTCAAAAAGTAGGCAAACAACCACGCACTAAAATATACAATACCAGAATTAGTGATAGTCCAGACGCTGGTTTTTCAGGTAGCAAGAAAATTATTAAACCAGGTAGTTTTAAAGAAGCTTTTGCAGTTGCATTTGCAAAAGGTCCAGGCACAAAATTTACATTTAAGGGTAAACAATACAAAGCCATTAAAAAACACGCTGGTAAAGGTCCACCTAAAAACAGAAAAGAAGATAAAGTCACTAAGGCTACTATCATTAAAGGTAAACGTGATACTACTAAATCTAAAGACCCTGTAGCTGCTGCTGGTGCTGGTGTTGGTGCTGGTGCTGCTGCTGTAAAGAAAAAGAAAAAATTACTACGTCCTTCAAAATTTGCTCAACGTAAAGCTGGTGGTTTGTCTGAGGGCGTTAAAAAAGTAAAGGCTATGGAAGCTAATAAAGGTGCGTTTCCTGATTTATCTGGTGATGGTAAAGTAACTCAAAAAGATATTTTAATAGGTAAAGGTGTTTACAAAAAAAGCAATGGCGGTTTGATGACTAAAGGACAAGGTGCAGCCGTAAAAGGTACAAAATTTAAAGGTATTTTTTAGGAGGCTAAATGGCAACCTCAGGTACAACCACATTTGATCTTGATATCGATGATATCATTGAGGAAGCATATGAGCGCTGTGCTGTTAGAACTAATAGCGGTCGTGACCTTAAGTCTGCTCGTCGTAGTCTTAACATTTTGTTTTCTGAGTGGGGTAATCGTGGTATTCACTTATGGAAAGTTGCTTTGCATACTCAAGCTTTAACTGCAGGAACTGCGACTTACACAGCTCCTTCAAATACCAGTGATGTTTTAGAGGCATATATCAGTAGTTCAAGTTCAATTACAAGCACTACTAGTGATGTATCCTTAACCAAAATATCAAGAAGTGACTATGCTTCTAAAAACAATAAAGGAGCGCAAGGACAGCCCTCTGAGTATTACGTAGATCGTCAAACCACACCAACCATAACTTTGTATCAAACACCAGATGCAAGTACATTTACACATTTAAAATATTATTTTATGGAACGTATTGAAGATGCGGGTGCATACACCAATCAGGCAGATGTTGCTTTTAGGTTTATACCTTGCATGGTGGCTGGTTTGGCTTATTATCTAAGTATGAAGATAAATCCACAATTAACACAGCAAAACAAAATGATTTATGAAGACGAGCTTAAAAGAGCTTTAGATGAGGACGGGCAAAGAACTTCGGTGTATATAACACCGCAAAGCTTTTATCCGTCAGGGAGTTAAACTATGCCATACGCTAAAGGAAAATATGCAAAAGCGATATCTGATAGATCAGGTATGGAATTTCCATATAATGAGATGGTTAAAGAATGGAATGGGTCACTTGTGCATAAATCAGAGTTTGAGGCAAAACACCCACAAATAAGACGTAGACATCATCAATCTGACCGAATTGCTTTGCAAAACCCTAGACCTTTAAAAAGTTCACCTACAGATGTGAATTTAGATCCAGCGCTGTTTGCAAGTTTTGATACTGATTCACAAAGTGTGCCAGATAGTGCAGATGAACAAAACAAGCGTCGTCAGATAAATATGAAAGTTGGCGAGGTAACGGTGAGTATATCATGAGTATTACACATGCAAATTTTTTAACACAGGTTAGGAACTACACAGAGGTAGATTCTAATGTATTATCGGATACTTTAATTGATCAGTTCATTAGAAATATTGAACTCGACATAGCAGGTAAAGTTGATTATGACGATTTAAGAGCTTACAAAACATCAACCACAGTCGCCTCACAAAGATATGTCAGTATGCCTGAGGACTTAATTTATTTAAGATCAGTGCAAATAACAAGTAGTAGTAATCGAATATTTTTAGAAAAAAGAGATACTAGTTTTATATCTGAGTTTAATCCTGGTGATTCAACCGGAACACCTAAATATTATGCTAACTGGGATGATACAACTATTGTAATTGCACCTGTGCCAAGTACAACTTTTACTATTCAGCTTAACTATATAATTGACCCTCCACATTTTAATAGTTCAACGACTACTTTTTTATCAAACAATCAAGAAAGTTTACTTTTACATGGCGTTCTTACAGAGTGTTTTAGCTTTTTAAAAGGGCCTGCTGATATGTACAACTTATACAAAGGTAAGTACAATGAAGAGGTACAGCAGTTTGCTATGCAACAGATGGGACAAAGAAAACGTGGACAATATACCGATGGTGAACCTAGGTTACCAATACCATCAGTTTCACCAAATGCTAAGGGAGTAGGATAATGGCAATAACAACTAACGCAATATGTAATTCGTTTAAAAAAGAATTATTAGAAGGCACCCATAATTTTAAATCAAGTGGTGGTAATTCATTTAAATTAGCTCTTTATACTAGTAGTGCTACTTTAGGTAAATCAACCACATCGTTTACTACAGACAACCAAGTATCGGCCACAGGTCAATACGCCTCTGGGGGAAGTGCTTTAACAAATGCAGGCACGTCATTATCATCTGACACAGCATTGGTTGATTTTGCAGATCTTTCATTCACTGGTGTGACATTAACAGCAAGGGGTGCTTTAATATACAATGACACCGCTTCTGGAGATCCAGCAGTGTGTGTTTTAAATTTTGGAGCTGATAAATCAGCTACATCTGGAACTTTTACAATACAGTTTCCTGCCTTTACTTCTTCAGCCGCTGTCATACGAATAGCATAGAGGTGACACATGGCGTTAGTTCTCAATGACCGTGTAAAAGAAACCACCACGACCACTGGCACAGGCACAGTTACATTGGCTGGTGCAGTTCAAGGTTTTGAAACGTTTGCAGCAGGAATAGGTAATAACAATACCACTTACTATTGTATTCAACTCAATGCTGAATTTGAAGTTGGTTTGGGTACATTATCATCAGATAGCTCAACTTTAGCTCGTACCACAATTATTTCAAGCTCTAACAGTGATAGTGCAGTCAATTTTTCTGCCGGTGCTAAGTTTGTTTTTTGCACCATGCCTGCCAGTAAGGCCATGGTTTTAGACGCAAACAATAACTTAACTTTACCAGCAAAACTAATTATGCCAGATGTGACTTCTGGTAAAATGCTGGTGGGTGATGGCACAAGTTACGAGGAGGTAGCGGTAAGCGGAGATATTGGTTTAGCTTCTAGTGGGGCGATGACCATACAAAGTGATGCAGTGGAACAGTCTATGATAGCCGATGATGCTGTTGGTGCTGATCAATTAGCCTCTAGTGCTGTGGTAACAGCCTCTATAGTCGATGACAATGTAACTCAAGCAAAAATCGCAGATGATGCTGTGGGGGCTGACCAACTAGCCGCAAATGCTGTCGTCAATGCAAGTGTAGCTTCAGATGCAGCGATCGCCGACACAAAATTAGCAACCATCTCGACAGCCAATAAAGTAGACATAGGAGCATTAGATATAGATGGTGCATCAGATATAGGTGCCGCCCTAGCTGATGCTGATTTAATTATTGTAGATGATGGTGCTGGTGGTACAGAGAAAAAATGCGAAGTGTCTAGAATAAAAACGTATATTGCAGATGTAACTTTGACAACAGCGGCACAAACCAACATAACATCACTTGGAACACTAACGACATTAACTGTTGATAATATAATTATTAATGGCACCAATATAGGCCACACCAGTGACACAGACTCAATGGCAATAGCCTCAGACGGAGTGGTAACTTTTAGTCAAAGAGATGTGCATTCAGGTGGTATTACTATAGCAGATGGCGGACAAATAGGTTCTGCCTCAGATACAGACGCTATAGCAATAGGATCTGATGGTGATGTGACCTTGACTCAAGATTTAGAATTGCAACACGATGGTGCGGTTTTATCTTTTGGTGCAAATGATGAAATTAGCTTAACTCATGTACACGACACTGGTCTTTTGTTAGAAGATAGTGGTGGCACACCTACTTTACAATTACATGATGCAGACGAAAGCATAGCGTCAGATGGCAGTAAAATAATTATGACCTCTGGTGGTACTGCTTTTAATATGCCGACCGCAGATGGTTCAGCTAATCATGTTTTAAAAACCGATGGTAGTGGCACATTATCATTCGCAGCATCACCTGCTACAGCATTAGATGATATTGGCACTGGTGATGCAGCTTCAACTTTGGCAACATCGGCTGGTAATATTACGATTGATGCTCAAGGTAATGATACTGATATAATTTTTAAAGGCACAGATGGAAGTTCAGACACCACATTTTTAACTATTGATGGGTCAGATGCGGGTAAACTATTACCAAATAATGGTATGGATTTAAACGGTAAAGAGCTTATACTGGATGCTGATGCCGATACCTCAATAACTGCGGATACTGACGATCAAATAGACTTTAGAATTGCTGGTTCCGATGTGATGGAAATGAATCCAACTGCTTTTAGTGGTGGTGCAATTTATGAAAATGCTGATGATATTGCTGCTAATTATACAATAACGTCTGGCAAAAATGCCATGAGTGTAGGACCAATAACCATAGCAAGTGGAGTAACAGTAACCGTCCCTAGTGGACAAAGATGGGTGATATTATGACATGTAAAATAAATGCAGATACAAGTAGTGGACTACAATTAGAATCAGATACAAGTGGGTCTATAGATATACAATCAGGTGGTAATACTGATTTTAGTATTACTGCAAATAATTTAAATGTAAAATCTGGTTCAACGTTTACGATTGATTCAGGTGGTACCATAACCAATAGTGGCACGTTAGGTTCTGGATTTAAATTGAAACAAACTGTAGCTGATAGTGACCATTTAAGTTATACCATAAGTGTTACTAATTCTACTTCAGACCATGCTGGTACAAAAGCATATTCAATAACACCAACATCATCATCAAACAAAATAAAAATAGATTTTTTTATACCACAAGTAAGACATGCTGGAGACACTGCTGGATTACGAATGAGGTTGTATAGACAAATAAATAGTGGTGGTTATTCACATGTTACAGGTTTATCAGGCGATGCATCTGGTAATCGTCAAGCAGCTATTGCAGGTAACTATGACAGAGGTGG